TTTATACGCCAGACACGTGGTACGGGCAGTCTAAGGACAACAAGCAGGGGAGCGGCGAGGCGTTGGAGGGGCAGGTCCATATAACGGATAGTTATAATAGGGCTGTCGGGGAAGCACTCGGCTGGTATGATTTGGCGGTAACCTCCGCGGGTAACCCAAAAAACAACATGGCGAGAGAACAAGCCCGCTTCGTCCTTCCGCTCAGCACATACACTGAGATGTATTGGAAGATCGACCTACATAACCTCTTTCACTTCATCAAGCTCCGAGACCACGCTCACGCCCAGAAAGAGATCCGCGACTACGCCGTCGCGCTGTCAGATTTTGTAGCCGCTTGGTGCCCTATGGCGTACGCAGCCTGGGTTGAGTACCAGCGAGACGCTGTGACCCTGTCTAAGAGCCAGATGGAGGCACTTAAAGCCGCAGTGAAGTACCTGGAGCTGCTGCAGCCGGCGTATTCTCTGGGGGATAACCCGGATAGTATGTCATCATATTTCAAATCCAAAGCGCCGGGGTTGTCTCGTCGTGACTTACAAGAACTAGAGGAGTTGTTCGTATGAGTGAGGGCAAGATTGTATCGCTGTTTGGGGAGAACCCCCCAAATACCCAGGACGTCTCCGTGGAGCAAACACTATCTGATGCAGCTAAGATGGGATTTGAGGACGTGCTGGTCATTGGCTACGTCCCTGTAGATGGCGGACATCGACTGCAGTATCTCGCAAGCAGTATGACTAAGGCGGACATCGTGTGGATCCTTGAGTCCGTGAAGTATGGCCTTATGCAGGGGGAGTTCTCATGACATTGCTTGTTGACCACGAGATCCGCCGCCTTGCCCAGCGCGGCATGCTCAAAGACTTCGCAGAGGAGCAGTACGCGCAGCTGCCCATCTCTGCTGGGGTATCGACGGTTGGGTATGACGCACGGCTGTCGCCCGTTGCCTACGTCGTCAAGGACGTCATAATGGAGGACGACTTGACGCGCATCGTAGACCCGGCCAGTTTTTCTACCCACCCACTCCCCCTTGAGCGGGCGAAGATTCATCAGTTTGACGCGGAGGAGGCGAAGACGCACCCGCTCGGCCATCAGTCGTACTTTTTGCTCGAAGGGTTTGGGTTTATGCTCGGCCATACGGTTGAGACGTTTGACATGCCACATAACGTCGCCGCGGTGTGTAATGGCAAGTCAACCTACGCCCGATGCGGTATCCATGTGAACGTCACTCCCATTGAACCTGGGTGGGCTGGGCAGGTAACGCTGGAAATCCACAACCATACGCCCTATAGTGTGCGTATATACCCATGGCGGGGTATTTGCCAGTTTCAGTTCACGCGTACAGCTCAACCCGAGCTCACGTACGATGCCAAGAAGGGTAAGTATCAGGGCCAGATGGGCGTAACTGTTGCGAGACCGTAGATGGCGCTAACCACTGAGCCAGACCTGGACATCCCACTGCCGAATAAGACCGGCAGTGGGCATTATTATAAGGTAGGACCGGGCCTCGATGACTTTAGCGATCGCGTTGCAGCCGCGGCAAAGACCGCGGAGTTGTTGGGCAGGAACGGCCTGCCTATGCCGCTGGACGAGGGCGACCTCGATCCTGTAGCCACGCTCGTCATGTCCTACGCCGAAAGTCCCATAGAGACGACAAAAGAAGCCACGGTGAAGCGCGTGGCAGCGCTCAAGCCCCAGCAGTTGCTGTTTGCAGACAAGCTCCTCAAAGAATGGGGCCATAGCGTCGTTGAGAGCGCTACTCAGGTGCGTCACCTGATTATGAACAAGCTCCTGCACGAGACGGAGCACGAGGATGCCCGGATACGGCTACGCGCGCTTGAACTCCTGGGTAAGATTTCCGACGTTGGGCTGTTTTCGGAGCGGATTGAAGTAACGCACACCCACCAGACGGCCGATGACTTGCGTGCGAGCCTGCGTGAGAAGTTAAATAAGCTCGTTATAGTGCAGCAGGCAGACCAGGCGGAGGTCGACGACGCCGAATTTGATGTAGATGAGGCCTTTGGGAGTGGTAACGGTGACTAAAAACGACCTGAAGTTCACTAGAGCGGAGATCAACCTGCTCCTGCAGAATCTGGATACGCTGTCAGACTATGAAGTACAGTCACTAAACGCCAATTTAGAAGAACTCGACCGCCAAGAACACGTAGAAACCTGCCAGAATGACTTGATTGCGTTCGCTAAACATATGCAGGAAGACTATATGGTGGGAAAGCATCATAGAATACTGGCTGACCAGCTAATGGAGGTGGAGCGCGGGGAAAATGATCGGGTTTGTGTTAACCTTCCGCCGAGACACGGTAAAAGCGCCCTGACTTCTTTGCTATATCCAGCCTGGTTTATTGGTAAGAACCCAAAGAAAAGTATCATTATGGTCTCACACACCGCTGATTTGGCGGTAGACTTCGGCCGTAAGGTGAGGAACTTGATCGCTAGTGACAAGTTTGAGGAGATATTCCCTGATGTTTCGCTTGCAGCCGATTCTAAATCATCTGGCCGTTGGAATACTAATTATGGTGGGGAGTTTTTTGCTTGTGGTGTTGGCTCTGCTCTGGCTGGTCGTGGCGCTGACTTGTTACTTGTCGACGACCCCATATCCGAGCAGAGTCTCTTAGCAGGAGGCTTTAGTGCGCTAGAGACGACATACAACTGGTTCGCTTACGGCGCGCGTACCCGCCTTATGAAGGGCGGCCGAATTGCTGTGGTGCAGACGCGCTGGCATAACGATGACCTGACTGGGCGGCTCGTAGCCGCGGGGGCTAAAGACCCAGAAGCTGACCAGTATAAAGTAGTTGAGTTCCCCGCAATCTTGGAAGTGGACGACGGTGAGGGTGGAATTATAGAGAAGGCCCTGTGGCCTGAGTTTTTCCCCCTAAAAGAGCTGAAGCGAACCAAGGCCTCGATGCCATTGTTTCAATGGAACGCCCAGTATCAGCAGAACCCCACGTCTGAAGAGGCGGCGGTTATTAAAAGAGAGTGGTGGCAGCGCTGGACTAAAGACCAGTTTCCGTCGTGCGAGGGGGTTATCATGTCCCTGGACGCCGCAGCCGAGACGCACAACCGGGCGGACTTTACCGCCTTGACTACCTGGGGCGTGTTCGTCAACGAGGAAACGGGGGCGTATAACCTCATTCTGCTTAGCTCAATTAAGAAACGCGTGGACTTCCCGGACCTCAAACAGCTGTGCATACAAGAATACCGCGAATGGCAGCCGGATTCCTTTATTGTGGAGAAGAAGAGCGCCGGCGTTGCTATCTATCAAGAACTCAGACGTATGGGTATCCCAGTAACGGAGTATACACCGCACCGTGGGTCTGGAGATAAAATGGCGCGTTTGAACTCAGTTGCTGATATAATTGCCTCTGGGTTGGTTTGGGTTACCGATCACCCGTGGGCAGAAGAACTTGTTGAAGAAGTGGCGGCGTTTCCGTTCGCTTCTCACGACGACTTAGTCGACTCGATGGTTTATGCCCTAATGAGATTTCGCCAGGGGGGTCTTATCCGCCTTGGTACTGACTACGAAGAAGAGTATGTGCCGCGTAAGCGTCAGACTGCGTACTATTAAGGACTTTTATGGCTATTGACCGCGCAATGCAGCCCAGGGCTATGCAACAGATCATCAACGGCGAAGACGACGCCCTAGAAGAGACCAACGTAGAACTTGGTGAAGACGTAGCGTTTTCTGACGAGAACGGCGAACCTGTAGCAATCGAGCTAGAGGATGGCAGTACGTTATTCGACTTTAGCGGAGCGCCCGATGAAGAAGCCGCGAACGAGCACGGCGCGAACTTGGCCGAATACCTCTCAGACGACGAGCTGGACACAATCGCGACCGAGTTAATCGAAGCGTTTGAGGGGGACCGCGAGTCCCGCAGTGAATGGGCCGACGCATACGTTAAAGGCATCGACCAGCTAGGAATGAAGGTCGAGGAGCGCACTACTCCGTGGGAAGGCGCGACAGGGGTGTTCCACCCGCTTATGACCGAGGCCGTGCTGCGGTTTCAGGCTCAGTCTATGGCAGAGGTGTTCCCCGCGTCTGGCCCTGCACGCACCCGGGTTATGGGTAAACAAACCACTGAGTTGGTGGAGCAGGCCCAGCGTGTTGAAGCCGAGCTGAATTATCAGTTGACCGAGAACATGGTCGAGTACCGAGACGAGACCGAGCAGCTCTTGTTCCGTCTGCCGCTGGCGGGCTCAGCATTCCGAAAGGTCTACTACGACCCCATCGAGGAGCGCCCCACTGCCCTGTTCGTGCCCGCAGAGGATATGATCGTGGCTTACGGCGCGTCGGACCTTCGCACTAGCGAGCGATATACACACGTCATGAAGCGCACCGCGCACGAGATCGCATCTCTTCAGTACGCCGGATTGTACCGCGACGTTGAACTCCCAGAACCTGTAGGTGAGCTGTCTGACATCGAGCAGAAGTATAACGAGCTTAACGGGGAGACGGTGGGCCTTACAAACGACGATCGCCACACTTTGCTGGAGATGCACGTGCGCCTAGACCTGGACATGGACGACGATGGAACGGGTCGAAGCTACCCTTACGTTGTGACCATTGATAAGAACTCAACTACAGTTCTATCTATTTATCGTAACTGGGACGAGGGCGACAAAAAACGTAAAAAACTTGAGCACTTTGTTCACTATAAGTACGTCCCGGGTATGGGGTTTTACGGTTTGGGGCTTGTCCACCTGATCGGCGGCCTCGCCAAGTCCGCGACATCTATCCTCCGACAGCTGATTGACGCCGGCACTCTATCTAACCTGCCTGGCGGCCTCAAGGCCCGCGGGATGCGCATTCATGATAACCACTCGCCGATCTCTCCGGGCGAGTTCCGGGACATCGACATCGCCTCCGGCTCTATTAAAGACGCCATTATGACGCTGCCGTACAAGGAACCCTCAGGGGTTCTCTATCAGTTGCTGGGGAGCATTGTAGAAGAAGGACGACGCATTGCGTCTGTAGCGGACCTTCAGGTCGGCAATATGAACCCAGAAGCTCCGGTAGGCACCACACTGGCTCTGCTCGAACGCTCCATGAAGGTTATGTCGGGTATCCAGGCGCGCGTCTACGCCGCCATCGCGCTTGAGCTTAAGCTCATTGCGCGGATCATCAGCCGCGACATGCCCGAAGAGTACAGCTACGTGGTAGATGACGACGCGAACCGCGCCCGGGATTTTGACGGTCGCGTGGATGTCATCCCAGTCGCCGACCCTAATGCTGCCACAATGGCTCAGCGCGTCGTACAGTACCAGTCTGCCCTTCAGCTGGCGCAGCAGGCGCCGCAGTTCTATGACATGGGTAAACTCCACCGTCAGATGCTCGAAGTGCTCGGAATCCCTGAGGCAGACGATATTGTTAAGCTCCCAGGCGACATTAAGCCTATGGATCCGGTCACTGAGAACATGGCCTTGCTTAAGCAGGAGCCGGTCAAAGTCTTTAGTTATCAGGACCATGAGGCGCATATCCGTACTCACCTGGCCGCGATGCAGGATCCAAAGATTGCTGAACTGATTGGACAATCGCCCTTCGCACAGGCCATCGAAGCCGCGGCTACAGCGCACATTACCGAGCACTTGGCAGAACAGTACCGCGTTGAAATCCAAAAAGTTCTTGGAGCGGAGCTGCCCAGCACTGAAGAGCACCTGCCGGAAGAAGTAGAGCTCGAGGTGTCGCGCCTTGCCGCCCAAGCCGCGGACAAACTACTTCAGCGTAACCAGCAAGAAGCGGCTCAGAAGCAGGCGCAGCAGCAAGCGCAAGATCCGGTCGTCCAGATGCAGCAGCAAGAGCTGCAGATCAAACAGCAGGAAGTACAGATCAAGCAGATGGAAGCGCAGCATCGGGCGCAGCTGGAGCAAGCCAAGCTCCGCCTGGCGGAAGCCAAGCAGCAGCAAGATTATGAGATCCAGGCGCAGCGCATTGATTCTGAGGACCGCCGTGCTGGAGTCCAGGCCGGCGTGCGTATCGCCACGCAGCTGGATAACGACGAGCGCACGGACGCTCGTGAGGGAGCTAAGATAGCTCTAGAGGCAGCTAAAGTACTGAAGGAGCCGGGCAATGAGCCTATTAAGCCAACTAAGTAAGCGGCTTGATGAAGAGCGCGCTAGTCTCGCTGAGCAGTTAATACACGCTGGGTTCAAGACTCTGGACGACGTAAAGGTCGTCCAGGCAAAACACGCCACGCTTAGCCGCGTTATTGACGAGATCAAGGCGCTAGAGAAGAAACACCTTGAAGGCGACGAGTAATACTTATACATGAGTAGTGCAGCCCCGCTGCACCACAATTTAAGGGAAGTTACAATGTATATCGACTTAGATATCAAGCCAGAGACCCTGGCTAAATTGCCCAAGCCGTCTGGCTATAGGGTGCTCATCATCACATCGAAGACAAAAGAAAAGACATCCGGGGGTGTATACTTGCCCGACGAGCTACGTCAAGCCGAGGATACTGCGTCTATTCTTGGCCGCGTTCTGTCTCTGGGTCCCGATGCCTACAAGAACGAACAGCGATTCCCCTCCGGGCCGTTTTGCAAAGAGGGAGACCACGTGATTTTCCGCTCGTATTCCGGCACCCGCTTGAAAGTAGATGGCGTGGAGTTTCGCCTGATTGACGACGACACGGTTCAAGCCGTTGTTGCCGACCCCTCTGACTATGAGAGAGCGTTCTAATGGATACTAAAGACAACAGCAATGCGTTCGACGAGGACGATCGTGAACTCTCCGCGTCGTACCAAGCGGACGACAGCGATGACGATGAGGTCGAACTCCCTGACGATGACGACTTTATCATCGAGACCGTTGACGACACTCCCGAGGTTGAGGATGGGCCTACTGACGAAGACCTTTCTGGCTACGGCCGTAAAGTTCAGAAGCGGATCACTAAGCTAGCTCGGGATAAGACCGAGGAGATTAAGAACCGCCAAGCCGCGGAGCAGCGGGAGCGCGCAGCGCTCGACTATGCTCGTAATGTCATGGCCGAGAAAGAGCGACTGCAAAAAGAGCTCGACGCGCAGCGCGCGTCTGCGACAGAGCAGACAAAGGGCCGGGTTGAATCCCAGCTTGAATCCGCTCAGTCTGCTTACCGCAGCGCGTATGAAGAAGGCGATGCCGATGGTATGGCCGCCGCGCAAGTAAAAATTGCGCGTCTACAAGCCGAAGCGTACCAGATGGAGCGCGACCAGGCGCAGCTGCAAGCCCTGCGGGAGCAACAAGCCGCGCAAGCGGCCCAACAGAAGCAACAACAGCAGTATCAACCGCAGCAGTATCAGCAGTATCAGCAGCAACAACCGCAACAATACTCGGCACGGCTACAGAAATGGTTGAGTGCAAATGAGTCATGGTGGCAGAAAGACCGAGTATTGACCGGTGCCGCAATGGGACTACACGAGCAGTTAATTGAAGAAGGGGTTGAACCGGACTCAAAAGAGTACTATGATACCCTCACTTCAGAATTGCACTCGCAGTTTCCTGACCGGTTTCCTACCACCGATAAGAGTAAGTCTAGGGCTTCCGTCGTCGCCCCCGCCACCCGCAGCGGAAAGAAACCACGACGTACGGTTAGATTGACCGCTTCTGAGATGGCCATCGCGACGTCTCTAGGGTTAACACCGAAACAATACGCGGAGCAGAAACTCAAGATGGAGCAAATGAATGACTAATACTACACGTGCGCCCCGCACTCGTCGTGTTGAAGAGACTCGAGAAGCCGAAGAGCGTGAACCCCAATGGGTCGCCCCTTCAATCCTTCCAGAGCCAGAGCCACGGGACGGAGTTTCGTTTAAGTGGGTTCGGACCGACATGGTCGGTAAATCGGACACCAAGAACGTCTCCAAAGCATTTCGTTCAGGTTATGTAGCCTGCCGACGTGCGGACTTCCCGGAGTTCAAGCACTTAATCACCGACGAAGGGTCAAAGTACCCTGAGGGCATCGAAGTAGGCGGTCTACTGCTCTGTCAGATCGACTCCCGCCTGGTTGCACAGCGTAACAAGTATTACGCGCAAAAAGGCCAAGCGCAGATTGATTCGATCGACAACCATTACTTGCGTGAGTCTGACTCACGTATGCCGGTATCCCGAGGGGATATTTCCCGGCGATCAACGACTTCGTAACCGGCTGCTAATCCCGTAGGGTGATGTGGCCAAATTGAGGACCACATGATG